GCCTTGCGGCCCTGTATAACGCGCGGCATCTGCAACAATTGCTTGGTGATATGCCTCACCCTTTGGCCCCCATGCTTTAGTATTCGGGCCGCCATGATAATACCGCGTGGCATCATCCCAATTACCTGTTGCTTCATATGCTTGTCTAAGATATTTCGCGCCGCCGTGCAGATTTTGCACAGGGTCATTAGGATCAACACCAAGCCCCTTAGCTGTCGCTGGTAAGAGCTGAGTAAGGCCAATTGCCCCTTGAGAAGAAACTGCGCCTTGGTTCCCTCCGCTCTCATTTTTGACAAGTGCCGCAAATAGAGCAGGTGGCACCCCATTGGCGTTTGCAGCATCAACTATCTGTTGTTGAAGCTCGCTCGACATTAGAAAGCACCGATCGAATGCAGAGCTTGCGCTTTTTGAGCCGCATATAAACGTTGGCTTTGAGGTATATTATTCAGGAAATTCCGAAGCGCGTCAGGGCCGTTCATTCCAGCTTTAAGAACAGAAATATCTACCGGATTAGCCCGATTGAATGTTTGCGCCCATTGAGCTTGAAATGCGGGATAGTTGTCATTCCCCCTTTGCGAAGACCATTGGCCAGCCGCTCGCCCTTGAGCTTTAACGACAGCCGCATTATCGCGATACGTGCCAACAATTTGCTGAATAGCCTCCGGCGTTTTCTCCGCATCAGGAATTGCTGCCAATGATGTCGCAAGTCCCATATCAGTGCGACCAGCTTTGCCCGCGCCAGATGATGATTGTTGCAACCCTAAAAGGGCCGCCGTTTTCTGAATTTCCTGTATCCGAGTATTACGATCCGATTGCCCAGCCCAATTCCCCGCTAATCCGAGCGGCAAGTCTTGAGTGACCCGATTGATACCAGCGCGAATATTTGCATCTAAAGTTGCGCCAGGGCCAGTGTTTATCCCTTTAGCCTTTTCCCCAATCTGTTGAAGCAAAAAGTCGTCATTTTGAGAAATTTGGCCTCTGTTAATATCACTTGCAAAACTTTGTGAAGATTGAGCACCCCGCGCTTCAAACGCAGTTTTTTGCGCTGGCCCCATAGTCGCTTGCGGTTGAGCATTATTCTGTGATGAATTACGGCCCCCGAACATACCATCCAACGGCCCTGCACCACGTCCGTTTGTGCGCGCGGGCTGGTTGTTTGGCATAGACCCACCGCGCGCCAGATTTTCCGCATTGCTAAAGATGGCCTGTCCATTGGAGTCAACGCCAATCTGAATTGGCTTATGTAATGCCGCAGCGCCAGCGGTTGCACCCTCGTTTGTTGCGAGAACATTCGCATTGCCGGGGAGTGAATTGTTGGCAATAATGTTGCCGTTATTATCGAATACCGGCATCGAACCATCTGGCAATTTAGGGCTATAGCGCCATGTGTTTGTGTTTGGATCAAACGAGGGTGCACCGGGCCGTGTTGATTCAATCGGTATGCGGTTTGTTTTAGCAACATTTGCTTGCAATATCTGATGACCAAGAGGACTGTTAGGATCAATTCCGGCGGCAGCAAGTGTTTTCATAAAATCTGTGGGAGAATGTGCATCAATCATCGCTTTTGTGTAAGCATCATGATTGGCATAATCGAGCATTGTATCCCGCGCTGGATCACCTGTAAACGATAATGCGCCAGTCCCCATGACCTGATTTTTAGGAGCATTTTGCGGGGGCAAACCCGCGCCTTGAGACAAAGGTGCGGGAGTCACCGCTGCAGGCAGTTGAGGAGGCTGTTGCGGCATAGGCGATACAGGGGCGCTCATAGCCCCTTGGTTCATCTGTGGTGGTATTTGAGGAGAAGGCGTAGGCGTAGGCGCGCTCATAGGTGGCTGCGGCGCACCCTGCGAAGGTGCCATCATTTGATGATTAACAGGTGCGCCACCGCTAACAAAATCACCAATGCGCTGTAGGACATTGCGCCCCTGCTCATTGCCCTGATATGGGTTTTGCGTCATATCATAGGGCAAGTTTACGGGTTGACCGGATGGCGTGTGGGCTTGCGCGAATTGGTTAGCGCCCTGAGCGAGTGCCGTATATTGCTGCGCTTGAGCTTTGCGATTGATGTGGTTAGCAGCGATTGCATCGGCAAGTTGAGATATCCCCTGCCAAGGCGAGATTGCGCCACCATTACCCTGTAGAGGCGTAAGTGACTTCTGCCGCAATGCATCCGCAAGCGCCTGTTGTCGCTGCACCTGCTCCAATGCAATCTGTTGCTGCACAGGATCAATCGGGTTGACGAATGAGATGATCTGATTAGCCATTAGGCGATCATCCCGTAATCAACGGCCATATAGCCCCCGCGGACAATATGCACGGCTTGCGGCTTAACCTTGATGACATCCTGCGCCATGACGCCGATATGACGCACTGGCGACCAATGATAGCGATATTGATAAATGGGAAGTTTATCGCGTTTTGTGATGCCGATGCGGCTGATGTCGCGTTTTAGGCGTCGATCAGACCAAATATTACCCGCCGCCCCCAAAGCCGCACCACCTAATCCAAAAAGCCCCGACATCGTATTGTTGGAATTAGCGACCTGTTGCTGATAATTCTGGTTAATCAGACCCGCAATATCCGTTCCCTGCGCATTGCTTTGCGCTGTCGATTGGAACTGTGGCATTTGCACGGGCTGGCTAGAACGCAGTGATGCAAGCTCATTATAGGGCTGATTGATGACTGCTGATTGGTTTTGGATTGCCTGCGATTGTGCCTCTTGCCCATGTAATACGGAGCTATCAAGCACTTGCTGATTTTGGAATGTATTATGCCGATTTTGCTCATCCGATGCACGATTATAAGCATCCGAACCCTGCACAATACCCTGATTTGCGAGTTTAGCCTGCAAGTCGCTGGCAGCGTTTTGTTGTTCTGGCCGCAAATAAGATTGCTGCTGCTTATAATAAGCATCAGCCGCGTTTTGCCCGCTCGTTGCTGCACCAGACAGTGGATTGTTGATCGAGTTACCAATTTGCCCAGTCAGCTCATTTCCCAAAGTCGCAATCTGGTTATTCTGGCCCAGTTGCGTATCATATAGCTTTTGCTGTTCAGGAGAAAGCGCAATCGTCTGACTGTAAATTGGTGCGTTTGTTGCTGGGTCAGTGCCCGTGATTTTATAGGTTGAACTCCCCAACGGTGAAGTCGTGTTTGTCCTATTCAATGCGGCATTATAACCGGCTGTATCTTTGTTAGATGCAGTCTGAGCTGCTGCTGTCGCGTAAGGATCAGGAGGAGACGGTGCTTTACTCATCTATCCAACCCTTTGCGATTGCAGCCGAACGATAAAGGCCAAGAATCACGCGATCATCATCGCCGCAACCGTTTAGGCACAGTCCTTCGCGGACGAAACCCAGTCCCTCGTTAAACCGAAGAGCGCGCTTATTTTGTGATGCGATTAGAGTTGTCACACGATCCACCTTCAATTGGTTGAACAAATAGCCCAACAATTCTTGAATGGTGGAGCATCGTGCCCAGTTTGGCCGAGTGGCTGCCATTGATATTTGCACATTCCTATAGCATGGCTCATAACCGTGTGCAACCATAACCGCGATTATTTCATCGTTATGGGCAACACCTATCGGATATGCCCCCTCGCGGTGCCAGCTTTCTGCATTTGTGTTTGGAATTAAAGCAGCGCACCAATCGAGCAATCGCGGCTCATCATAAATCAATTCCCTGTTTTTGCCGAGTTTTGCGATATTCATTAGATCGGGCCGCCGCGTTCATACATGAAAGTCGTTGCCTGCCAGCTGATCGGCGCAAATTTATTTGTCGCAACAATTTTAGCCGCCGCCGCATATCCAATGCCGCTCGCATATTGCAGTTGTTTGGTGACAACCGGATTTGGCCCCCACGGCGAAGGCCATGGGAAAGACCAATAAAGGGGGCTGCTCGGCAATGTGAATGTTGGCGTGGATAATGGCGCTTTATCCTCAAAATCAATGTTGATGTCAAAAACAACCTTCGCGCCACCTGTTGCCGAGATGACAGGCCTCACACCAGTAAATCGCTTTTCCGTGCCACCATCGCCAAAATACGAAAACGCTTGTTTGCCCGTTGCAACTATTGGTGCATTATTGTCAGAATATCCATATTCAGCCTGATAAACTTTGCCATCATTCCCCCCAAAGAACAGATTATCGTTGAGAAATTCCCAGCAATTGGCATTTAATCCGGTGTATCGACACCACGCATTGGTGACGGTGTTCATGACATATTGATAGGAATATGCATCCGGCTGTGTTGGCACATTGATAATCAGCATATTGTTAAGTGGGAAGACTTGAAGCTGCCACCCAAAATTGTTCTTGTAAGTCGAAATGTCGCTGTTGATCGCGTTTACAATTTTATAGCTGATAGCCTCAGAATCGGACGAACGATCTACCTGCATCGCTTTACTGAGCGGCACAACGCCGTCTAGCCCGATAATACCAACGTCAGTTGCAATTCGCGTCCAAAATCTCTCGCCTACAGGTGCGCCAATACGCCCACGAGAGGCGAGAGACCATGTTGCTGCATTCGTTGGGTCGTAACCCTGATAAACGATCACCTCCCCCTCTGTTGTTATAAATACCGTGTAATTGATCATCCCATAAACTGAAGCTGTTGCCCAGCCAAAGACGCCCGCGAGCGAGCCGCCTTGCTTTGAAAGACTGGTGAGGTCAATCGATGCAGCCGCGCCACCAATCGAATTGAGCGTCAAATACCAAGCCCGAAGGCTGTTCTTCTCAACAAACCACATCCGCGAATTGATTGCATCGCAGTTTTTGAGCAAGCGCGGATCGACGCCCTGAATTGCTGGTGTATAAGTGAACGTGCCCGGCGTCGTCGCGTTCGTCGCGGGCGTCGAACCCATCGTATAAGTGAACGTGCTTGCCCCTGTGACATTGATAGCGACCGCCGTGACGTTGTAAGGGGATGGTGCTGCACCCGTGACTGTGACCGTTACCAGAGCGCCATTTACAAGCCCGTGAGGCGTCACGGTTGTCACTGTCGCGGTTGTGCCCAAAAATGTGATTGTCGAAATAACTGCACCAGTCCCGCTGCCTACATTCAGCCACGTCGTGCCGTCGTAGATCAGCGGATAATCTGTTCCATTTACAGCATAAACAAACCGACCGCCAACGGTGCCGAAGTTCACATATTGCCAGCGGCTGTTGGAAAGCCCCGTCTTTACTGCTGCGCCAACCGCGCCTTGGTTAGTCACATCATAAATCGAACCACCAACAATCCCAAACATCTTTTGAGCCGTGCTCGAACGATAGGCCATAAGCGTTTCAATCGATCCACTCATCCCCGTTGCATAAGCCTGATAACCATTCCGAATAACAAGATCAGATGTGCGCGGGAACCAATTATCGAGAATGATGGCATCTGTCTCAGGCATATCGGCAAGCGCATTCAATGCGTTTAAGCCACCTACCGGAGCCGCAACAGACTTTGAAACCGAAACGCGCCCACGTTTAGCCGATGATTGCATTTTCCAACACCTTAATCTCGCTAACGTCGAATCCTTTAGCTGCCAGAAATAGACGTTCTGATTCGGCTTTTATTTCGCTTGCGGAAGCTGTCGGGAATTTATTTTTAACATACTTTTCGATATGTCCTAGTTGTAATCTATGGTGAGCATCTAAAATCATAGTGGGATACCTGCATTCGGATAAAGTCCGGGATTAAGGAAGCTTTCATAACGTCGGTTCCCCCCCATATTTACGTCCTGAGTGACGTAATCGCGTGGATGCAACCGGCTTAAGGCTAGATCATACGCGGCCTTTTCTTCCGCATAATTGAAGCCTTTAGCCGCGAGAAATCTCCATTTTAGTCCTAAAATGAACAAATCATCAGGGAATAAAGGCGTGTCCGTATCCGCCAGAAATTGGGATTGTTTAATCCCTGTAGCACTTTGGCACCAATTTGAACTGATATACTCAATCGCCAACGTCGTTACATCTGTAGGCGTCGGGTCAATCGTGATCGCACCATTCATAATACGGAAGCGGCGGTTTACACCCGAAGGCAATAGTCCTGACTTGATTGTCTGCCATGCTTGCGGTGACATTGGCCCAGCAACCGGCCAGCGGTTGTTACGATCCCAAAACGTCGCTTGCACATAATATGCGAAGTCAGTCGGGAATGCATATGTTGCTTGCCCGATAATGGTCGTGATGAGCTGTTCGCCGCGCTGAGTTTCCCATCCGCCCTCAATGTTAGCTAACTCTCGGCCTTCACGATTGGAAAGCGCATAAAGTTGTTGCACCTGAGCATCGGGGTTGCCAACAACTGAAACCGGAAGAGGCAAACCCGCCTCCCCCGCCATAGTCGTAATGATGGCAAGCAAATTAAGAGCCATCATCGTTACTCCATTTATGCGCTAAGGATACCGATATAACCCGTCGCTGTGATCAAATTAAATTCGGCAACTTTACCCGCCGGGATGGACAGCGCCGTGTTAGCTGCAAGCGAGTTGATCGTGTATCCCAAAGGTGGATAGACGGCCAAAGCATTCGCACCGAGGTTTGCGACCCGATAGCTGTCACCAACCGATACACCCGCCGACGCAACCGCTGCTATTGCTGGAAGCACAACCCCCGTTGCAGCCGCAGTCGTCGTGATGACATTAAAGTTGGCATAAATCGGAAGCGCCGTGCCTTGCGTTGAACCCGAAGCGACAAGACCGCCAGCGATGTCACCAACGATTGCAGCGCATACAGGCTCAGGAATTCCGAAAATTTTATTAAGCGACGGCATGTTCATTTTCCACTTCTTTTGCGGGGCGTCCTGATTTACGCGGATGAGACATAAGCGCGACCATTTCATCCAAACGCCGTTTGAGGTCTTCAATTTCAGCTTGTGCGGCTGCATCAACCACTCTCTTAGGCTGTGCCATCAAATAAGCACGGCCCAGATCACGATACCGCGAAATACCCTGCCCAATCGACATAACAACACCGTCATGCAATCCGGCAAGCTGTTCAACGGTCTTTATATCCATCCCATTCAGATGAGAAACATCCGCACTGGTAAGCGTATGGATAACCGTCAAAGGTGTTCCAAGCGGGGTAACATCCTTATTCTGATATGCTGCCCATTGAACCGGATATTTCAGTGGATCAGATAGGCTATCGAAGTCTGTGCCGACGCTTTCATGACGGACGGGTTGATCATAGATGGTATATTTGTTACCCGGATATTGTATGCGAATGAAATCACACTCGGTAAAGTCTGGGTCTTCGATTGTCTGCCGTCCTTCTGCAAGAGCGTGCCGACGTTCGATAGCATCCATATAAACCTTATCGCGACGAAAGGTTACAAGAGCACCACGGCTGCTATTCCGTGCCGAGTCTTCTTCCGATTCCCCATAAAGCGAACCTGTGATTTCACTCAACATACTTTTCTCCTTAAGTAATTGCGCCTTGTGCAAATGGACGGTTCAACGCCACAAGTGCTTGTGTTGCCGACAATGTGCCGCCCGTGTTGCCGGGAGCGTATGCAACAAGCGACGGCGAACCAGTCCCGATCACAGCCGCCGCAGCCGACGCAAACTGTGCATTGACCATCTGTTTTGATGCAACGACAGTTGGTGCAACAACACCGGTTGCCTGCCAATAAGCAGGGTTGCCGACCGCAGGTGCACCAGACACAGTCGCGATCGCAACGCCACCAACCTGAAACCAACCATAGTTACCGGTTGCCAAGGTCTGCAATGCCACACCAAGCTGCATACCCGTTACAGCGGTTCCAGCCCAAGGTGTCATTGTGATGTCAGTGCGACCAGCGGTAACCGATGTTCCCCACTGAACTGCCGCACCATAAGTGATCGCACCATTAGCCTTACCGTAAATAAACTCGGCTGCACCAAGGAAGGGATCGAATGCGCGCATAATTGTGCCGGGATAGTTGGTGAAGCCGCGAGTGGTAGGCTGTGAGCCTGCAAGTCCGACGAGCGGCCCTGGCCCAAGCGTGTCCACATTATAGAGGTCAACCTGACCTGCTTGAACGTCGAGAAAAGTAAATGCCATTTCTGTAATCCTTTCGTTAAGCGATCAAAACGCCCTGCATGAAAGCGTTGTTCATCGTCAAAGCACCAGCCCAGCCAGCCATTTTAATAATGGAGTCTTGGTTGAATGGCTTCACTTCCTGAATTTCGCTGAAATTTCGGCGCTTGTGAGGCTGGAAGAACATAAATTCAGTGTTGATGAAATACATCGTGTTTGCGGGGCAACCGCCGCCGAATCCGCCATCAAGAAGAACTGGGCATCCGTTAAACATAAGTTCATTGGCACCCGCAGAAATGCTGTTGCCAGTCGTGAACCGCTGCTGTGGCGTCGTCGATGCATAGAACAACCGGTAATAATTGTTGTCTGCAAAGATCACCGTGGGCTTCTG